TTGAAAGCTGTTAACCTTTCTGACACAGTTGCTGAGCCGTACATCCGTACAAGAGCGAACTTGAAAGTAGGTTTTTACCATACAAATCCATCTGAAATCGTAGTTTATAACGTTTGTTTCGATTAATAAACATTATTTCATAGGTAAGGGGTGGTGACTAATCGCCACCCTTTTTTTTGAAACTTTAAAAAATAAAATATATGTCTTGCGCAACATTACAAACAATCACAAAATCGTGCGACAATAATTCCGGAGGAATTTACACGTTGTACGTAAACCAACAAGATAATATCGCATCTATTACAACTGACGAAACAGGGACTAATTGGATTGTTGATGGTATCACTTTAACTGACCCTTTAGATGTATTCGTTCCTATCGAATTTAGAAGAAACGTAGGTTCTTATACTGAAGAAGCAAACATCGACTTAATCAATGGTTCTTCTTACGTTACTCAAACTATCAACTTAATGTTGCATAGACGTGACCAAGAGAAATCAAAAGCTATTAAAGTGATGGGTGCTGGTCAACAATACTTAGCTGTAATCGTAGGTGATGCAAATGGTAAGTTTTGGTACTTCCCGTATATGCAAGTTACTGCGGTAGGTGAAGGTTCAGGTACTACTCGTGCGGATGGTTCAAAGTATTCTTTGACTCTTACTGCTGAGAATGAATTTTTAGCTTACGAGGTTGACTCTACAATTATAGCGGGTCTATTGTAATCTGTTTTCTCTCCATAATTAGCCACTCTTTTAGGGGTGGCTTTTTTGTTTTAAACAAATACAAGAATATACTTATAATATAGTTATATGATTTACTTAGAAAAAGGGCAAATAAACACATTTGTGTTGACTTTAACTGAAGTAACTACGTATAGTAGTCCCTTTTATTTATTTGTGTTTGAGAACGAATTTAACACAGCTACTGAGCCTATCTTATGGGCGGGAGTTGACACTTCGCCTTATCCGGATAGATACAACTTATTTACTTTGGAGGAAGGTGTAGACGTAGACTTTGTAAAAGGGCAATATACTTATAGTGTTTATGAAAGTGACGAAGCTATAATAGTGGGCGAAAACACGAATGTAAACGATTACAATTTAATAGAAGAAGGAAGATTAATAGTAGCGGGAGTAGTAACTAATTCAATATACGACTAAATGGCGTGGTATAATATATTTAAAAAAGAAGAAAGTAAACCCGAAGTAGTAGAGGGTTATCAATCATTTAGCACACCTTTTGGTAAGGTAGGCGGTGCAAACTTAGCTTTGCCTTATGTAAACGGAAGATATCAAATTTCGGGGTACATCCCTTTTGGTCACGATAACCTTTACCCACAGCTATTGACGCAACTCTACTTTACAAGTCCACTTCACGGAGCAATAGTAGATTTTAAAACCAATGCTGCTACGGGTGGAGGCTATGTCTTGAAAACTGACAAGCTAACAAACGAAGAAAAGTTAAATGTTTATACTTTCGAAAAGAAGGCAAAGTTAAATAAGTTAGTTCCTTCCATAACAAAGCAATTAATTGTACATAATAGAGTTTACTTTAAGTTGTATTTTGGTGACAAGGGAGAAGTAAAGAAAATAGAAAATATTTTTCCTGACAAAGTAAGAGTAAATAGAGAAAAGAGTTGTTACTATATTTGTGAAGATTGGGCTTCTCGTATTGACGTAGAACCTATAAAGCCTTATTCGCCTTCTTGTAATGATAAGATACAATTATTTGTATATGAATATCATTCTTTAGGACAAGATTATTATTCTTTACCTACTTATTCAAGTTGTACAAATTGGATTTTCTTAGATGGAGAAATGAGTTACCTACATAAATCAAATATTCAAAACTCTATTTTTCCGTCTTTTGCTATGATGTTTCCTAAGAAGCCACAAAGCGAAGAAGAAAAGCAAATCATAAAAGAAACTATAGATAGAATGAAGGGCGCAGCAAATGCCGGGAAAGCTGTTGCGTTTTTTGCTAATAGTGCTGAGAACCTTCCTAAAATAGAAACTATTTCTACAAACAATAACGACCAATTATTTATACAAACCGACGGAAGGATAGACGAAAAGATATGTCAAGCGCACACAATAGACCCTATATTAATGGGTATTCGTGTTAGCGGTAAATTAGGTTCGGGTACTGATATTAAGCAATCTTACACTATATTCGAAAAGAACACTATTATGCCGTTAAGAAATGAAGTAGAAGAGATATTTAACGAACTATTATTTATTTCTCGTCTTAATGTAGAATTTGAATTAAATAACTATCAAATAGTAGGAGATATAATCGAAGAAGAAACTAAAATTAAAGAATAATGATTTACTTCATAACTGAGACCTATTTAAAGACGAACACTCCTATAACTGCAAACGTAGATGTTACTGACGTAACTCCTTATGTAAAGACGCAGAGTGATTTAAGAATACAACCTATTTTAGGGACTTACTTTTACAACTATTTATTAGCACAGTACAATGCTCAAACGCTTAACCCTGACGAAGAGTTATTAGTAGCGAAGATACAGCCTTGTATCGCGTGGTATAGCGCAGTAGATGCCGTGTTTGGTTTGTCTTACCAGCTTAAAAATAAAGGTTTGCAGCAACAAAACGGAGATTATTCTACGAGTGTTAGTAGAAGTGAAGTAGCTTTCGGTATGGAACACTACGAAGAGAAGGCTGCATTCTACGAAAGACGTTTGAGAGAATGGTTAAAAGAACAAGTTAAAGCTAATCACGATATATTTCCGGAGTTCGTAGACCCTTTAAATACTGACTCAGATATGAAGCCATTAAAAGACGATAACCAAAACGGATATAACATAGGAATTTTAATAATATGAAGACTAAGTTACTTTTAATTTGTTCGTCTTTTCTTGCGGTTATATCGCCTATTAAACCACTTATTTATGTAGCTATTTTAGCGATACTTTTAGACACGGGATTTGGTATTTGGAGAAGCGTAAAGAAAAACGGATATGCTTCGTTTAGGTCACGTAAATTATCGCATACAATAAGTAAAACGTTTCTTTATTCTTTAGCTATTGTGTTCGTGTTTTTCGTGGAAAAATACATAGCTGCGGATTTAGTAGCACACTTCATAGCTATAGACTTAATCTTAACGAAAGCTGTAGCGTTATTCTGCGTGTTTACGGAAGTTGTTTCTATCAATGAATCCTATCAGTCGGTTACAGGAAGAAACATCCTTAAATCGCTTAAATCATTCGTATTAAGAGCCAAAGAAGAAGCTGACAAAATAAAAGAATAATGGATACTACTAAAATAGTTCAACAAAGATTACCTGAATCGCAGTTTATTAGCGAAAACACGGACAAAAAACAAATCTATCTACACCATACAGCGGGTAATAAGAACGCGGTAAACACAATTAAAGGTTGGGAAGCTAACAAAGAACGTGTTGCTACTGCATTTGTGATAGGATACGAAGGTACGATAGCACAAGCGTTTAGTTCAAGAGATTGGGCGTGGCACTTAGGCGTAAAAGATAGCGTATTTAAAGGTCAAGGATTGCCGTATAAGAACTTAGATAAGTATTCGGTAGGTATAGAGTTAACTAACTGGGCTTACTTAGTAGAAAAAGACGGAAAATACTATAACTATGTTAACGGAATAGTAGACCCTTCAGAGGTTACGTTTTTAGAAAAGCCATTTAAGAATCATAAAAGATGGCATAAGTATAGCGACAAGCAAATAGAAAGTTTAAGAGAATTGTTAGTTTACTTAGGTAAGACTTACGATATCAATTTAAAATACAACGAAGACATTTGGTCGTTAAATAAAAGAGCATTAAAAGGAGAGAACGGATTATTTACACATAATTCAGTAAGAGTTGATAAGTCTGACGTTTATCCTTGTCCGCGATTAATTAAAATGTTAAAAGGCTTATGAGGTTTGTAATTTTATTCGTGTTTTTGTATTCCTGTAGTGCGGAATATCACCTAAACAAAGCAATTAAAAAAGGCTACAAATGTGAAGAAACAGGGGACACGATAAGAATTACTACTATAGATTCGATTCCTTACATCGTTAACGATACAATAATGTGGGAAAAGATAATAACGTCAAAAGATACTATCATTAAATACAACAAGGTATACGTTCCTAAAACTAAGTGGCAAGTAAAAACCGAGTTAAAGTTTCAACGTGACACTATTAGGATTAAAGAAAAAACAAAACAAGCTGAAGCAAAAGCCGAAGCTAAGTCTAACATAAGACCAAATCTTAACTTCTTATTTATAGGAATTTTTATAGGGTTTGCGTTGTATTATTTACTTCAAAGAGTAGACAAAAAAATAAACCTATGAATTTAATAAAACACGCTAATAACATACACGAGTTACGTGTAGATGGTTCGTCTTTTCGTATGGGTATGTTTTCGGATATACATTGGGACAACCCAAAATGCGATTGGAACTTACTAAAACACGATTTAGACTATTGCTTAAAGAATGAAATTCCTATAATGTTTAACGGCGATACTTTTTGTTTAATGCAAGGTGCTTACGACTTCCGTAAAGTAAAGAACGACATAAGACCCGAACACAATAACGCAAGGTATTTTGATAGTATAGTAGAAACTGCTGTAGACTTCTTCCTTCCGTATGCTAACTTAATGACAGTAATCGGTTATGGCAACCACGAAACAGCTATAATAAAAAGACACGAAACGGATATATTACAAAGGTTTGTTACTTTGTTAAACTATAAAGCTGGTAGTAATGTAATGACAGGTGGTTATGGCGGTTGGTTTATAGTAAACCAAGTAATTCGTACAAACACAAGCTCAGCTACAAAAATAAAGTATTTTCACGGGAGTGGTGGCGGTGGATTAGTTACAAAGGGTGCTTTGAATTTAACTCGTGCTATGGAATCCTACGAAGGTTACGATGTGTTTACTATGGGGCATATACACGAAAATTCAGCGCGTAACGATGTCCGTGATAATATAAACTTTCATCCTTCTAAAGGCTATTACTTTAATCATAAACAAATACATTCAATGATTACAGGAACGTACAAAGAAGAGTACGCTAACGGCGCGTATGGATGGCACGTAGAACGTGGCGCACCTATGAAACCTGTAGGCGGTAGAATATTAACCATTGAATACGCACGTTTAAAAGGAGAAAATACCGATAGTGCTATAAGAAATATTGATAGTATGAAATTTCCTTTGTAGATTTACACTTTCATAATGTGTTAATTAGAATTAGGCGGTAGAAATATCGCCTTTTTTTATGTCTAAGAAAAAATAATTTAAAATATTTTACTAAAAATGTTTGTAGTTTGTAAATAAGTATTATATTTGCATATAACTAATTGATAAAAACATTATGAAAACAACGAAAACACGAAGAAAAGACTTAGCCTACCAACAAACTGCTGTAGGTCAAGCGTTGCAACCAATGGAAAAGCCTGAAGCGTTACTCGATTGGTCTATTGAACAACTATTAAAACTTGTAAAGAAATGAGATTAGAAAACTTTTTACCGAGAACAAGTGAGCATAAATCGTTTTTAAGCCACTTTTTAACCCCTTTAACGGCTTTTATTGTAGTGTTTGGCGTAATCATATACCTACTTAATTAATAACGTCTTAAATCAAAGAAAATGAAAACAGCAGTAGAATGGTTAATACATCAACTTATAACAGAGAATGAAGTTTCTATCAAAGGAGAGAACTACAAATTATTTGATATTGCTAAAGAAATGGAAAAGAACCAAATAATTGAAGCGCACGGAAACAAGAAACGAAATTCAAGTGGCGTAACTAATTACGAATACACTTATACAGGTGAAGATTATTATAATGAGAAGTTTAACGGAGTAAAAATAAGAAAATGAACTTAGAGAATTTTTATATAGAACATAGCTTTGTAAGTCAAGAAAGAGTAGTTACTTTTAATTGGGAAGACGAAGGTTTGACTTTTTACATAGTAGCTAATTACGGATTAGATGCGTATAGTAACGAAATAGAATTAGGTAGTATTATTCAGTCTGAGTGTTGGAGTGACGTAGAACCTATTACTAAATTCGTGTTATCGGAATCTATGTTAGACTATTTAGAGGAAGAGTTAGTTAATTACCAAAAGACGAATCCATCCGTGTTTTTAGAAGATTATGATAACGATTATTTAAACTATTGGATATGACACCTGAAGAAAAAGCAAAAGAGTTAGTACATAAAATGTTCAACGTAGATTTACAATGTGATAACGAAGCAATGTGTATGCTTTATCCACACGCTATAAAATGCGCATTGATTTCAGTAGACGAAGTATTAAAAACACTATATTTTCAAAAAGAATATAAATATTGGAAGGAAGTAAAACACGAATTAGAAAAGTTATGATGACACTACTTAAACAAATTGAATACTGGAAAAGAAACGGAAACTTCAATTTTGAATTGTACTTAGCAGTGTGTAAGGCTAAGGAATATACGATTAACATAAACACGAATGAAAAAATTTTTAGATATGAGAAAAAGAAAATATCCAACAAATGACGCGTTTGTTTTAGCTGCTATTAAAAAGCAGTTAGAACTTGCTGGTCTACCTTTAGACTTGTACGAAAAACAAGAAAATTGGTACACTAACGAAATAACCTACGAAAAGTATGTAGAGTTTAAAGAGTGGTGGTTAAAAGAAGCTAAAGAACACTTACGATACTCTAAACCACATCTATTAAAGGCGTGGGGTTGGTTCGACTTATCTTATGGTTTAAAAGTCCCATTACAAGGTTATGAATAAGTATAAGGTTTGGATATGGTTTACTTTCGGATGTAAGAAGGAACTATCCTATAAGATTATACAAGCTAATTCACCTGAAGACGCTAAACGAAAAGCTGACGTTTGGGAAAAGATTATTCACAAAGTAGAACTAATAACAACTAATAATAACTAATAAAAAAAAAGAAATATGATTTTATTTAATGACCATTTTCAGAATTTTAAAACATATAATATTCAGAAAGCACAATTAATTATTGCGGATATTCCTTATAATTTAGGAAACAATGCTTATGCAAGTAATCCAGCTTGGTATAAAGACGGAGATAACGCAAATGGAGAAAGCGAATTAGCAGGTAAATCTTTTTTCGATACCGATGAAAATTTCAGACCTGCTGAATTTATGCATTTTTGTAGTAAATTATTAAAGAAAGAACCAAAAGAAAGAGGACAAGCGCCAGCAATGATTGTATTTTGTGCATTTGACCAACAAATGTATTTAATTGAACTTGCAAAGCGTTATGGATTGAATAACTATATCAACCTTGTATTTAGAAAAAACTTTTCAGCGCAGGTATTAAAAGCAAATATGAAAATAGTCGGAAATTGTGAATATGGACTTTTGTTTTATCGTGAGAAACTTCCAAAATTTAATAATAACGGCAAAATGATTTTTAACTGTATTGACTGGGAACGTGACGAAAACATAGAGAAGCTACACCCAACACAAAAGCCTGTTAAACTTATAAAAAAGCTAATTGAAATTTTTACAGATGAAGGAGATATTGTAATAGACCCATGCGCAGGTAGTGGTTCAACTTTAGTAGCGGCTATTGAATTAAATAGAAAAGCATACGGATTTGAAATTAAAAAAGATTTTCATAAAAATGCAACTGAATGGATAAATAAAACAATTCAACGCAAAAAAGACATTCAAGAGTTTGGATATGCAAAAACAGAAATAGGAAAAGAAAGTAAAAATTTATTTAGCGAAATATAATATGCAATAACGTATAATTTAAGCACAACAGTATAATATAATATTCAATGAAAGCACAATTTAACAAAAGAAAAAGCGCGATGGTTATGTTAGATGACATTTATCATAATGAATCGATAGATTACATTGAAGTATGCAAGTGGAGTAATGGCGAAGGTTGGGATATATCTATTTCAGATAAAACCATTTTCAGTTTACACTACACGGAATACGAAGCAATGAAGAAACTAATAAAGAAGTTGGACAATGAAGACAATTTTTAACTTAATTTTTGAAATAATAATACTTATAATGTATGCAAGACAGGATTGATAAAATAAAAGAAATAATACAGCGTGATGGGTTAGTAACTAAGGCGCGTTATAGAAGGTTTTTAGACAAGCGAAGCTATTTATATGCGATGCTACACAAAGACGGAATGTCATTAGTAGAAATAGGACAATTATTCGATAAGACACACGCTACTATAATCAACGGAATAAAGAAACACTACGACTATAATAGATACAAAGACGAAATGTATGAACATAACGTAAAAGATTATCGTGAAATATTCTACGAACCAAAGAAAATTCACGTTGATTTGATAGAAAAAGACGGAAAGAAATACAACGGTACGCAGTTAATGACCGATATTTTAGAGTGTAAAAATACTACTGAATTACAGGATATAAAACGCAAGTTGTTAAATGAAGAATATTTATTTGAGGAGGCAACTTTTTATAAGTAAATAACGTTATATTTGTACACGGTTTGGTCTCACACTATAAAACCTAAAGAAGTTCTTAAACCTCTTAATGAAGCTGAAGTGAGACCCAGCGGAGTTAAGGGGTTTTTTTATGTACTAAAATACGGAATGTATGAAATTTTTAGAAAAGGATTTGGAACAAATCATTTGGGAAGCTGATAAAGAGGTTTTATCAGAAAAAGGTTTACACTTAGATGGTAAATTAAAAAGACAATTAAAAATTGGTAATTATGGAATTGCTGATTTAATTCATTTTAAAAGACCTGAATATCGTTTAATTGATAATAAAAGACGTTTTGTAGAAAATGGTTTGATTGAAATTATAGAATTAAAAAACGAGAAAATTTCTATAAGCGCATTTATGCAAGCCATTAATTATGTACAAGGAATAAAAAGGTATTTAGAAAAACGTAATTTTCGCGAGTATAGATATGATTATACTTATAGAATTACATTGATAGGAAGACATTTAGATAAAAATTCATCGATTTGTTATTTGCCCGATTTAATATGTAGTTCCGAATTTCAAGTAGAAATATATACATATAATTATGATTTGAACGGAATACAGTTTACAAATGAGAGTAATTATAAATTAGCAAAAGAAGGTTTTTAAAATGAGTGGCTGGATAAGATTACATAGAAAAATAACTGAAAACCCTTTATACTTTTCAGAGCCTTTTAATCGTTCGATGGCGTGGATAGATTTGTTGTTGTTAGCTAATCATTCGGAAAACTATTTCTTTAAAAGAGGTATTCGTGTTGATGTAAAAGTTGGTCAAATAGGTTATGATTTGGATAGTTTAGCTAAGCGTTGGAAGTGGTCAAGAGGCAAAGTTGAACGCTTTATTTTAATGCTCGAAAATGATAACCAAGTAGTAAGGCAAAAAACCAACGTAACTACTTTAATATCAATAGTTAACTATAAGGAATATCAGACGGATGATAAACCAAATAGAAAACCAAGTAGTAAACCAAACGGAAACAAACAAGAATGTAAAGAATTAAAAGAAGAATATATATATAGGCATTTTAAACATTTAAGTCTATCAAAAGACGAATTTAATAAGTTATGTATTGATTACACTAAACAACAAATTGACGACATTTTAGACCAAATAGAAAACAATGCTAACAATAAGAAATACTCTTCATTATATTTGACTGCTAAAAATTGGTTAGGTAGAAACAAAGTAGAAACCGAATCAATTTCACCTGAAGAAGAAAAAGCAATAAGACTCGGATTTTTAAAACCTAACAAATGATAACACAAGAAGGAGATTGCCTACAATATTTGATTGATTACAAAGACGGCAAAATAAAAGATGGATTAGCAATAGGATGCGACTTAGACGAGTACATTCGTTTTAAACCTAACCAACTAAACATTATTTTAGGACACGACAACGTGGGAAAAACATACTGGATAAATTGGTATTTCTTAACACTTGCACTAAAACACGGATTAAAGTTCTGCATTTGGAGCGGTGAAAACAAGAAAGCTACAATACTTCGTGATTTACTACAAATGTACTACGGAATAAAATTTAAAGATTTAACCTACCAACAAATAACTACAGGTACTACGATACTTGAGCAGCAGTTTAAATTTGTAAGCAATAAGGAATTGTACAAACCAAACGATTTATTGAAGCTATTTAAAGAAAGCGAATGTAACGTAGCATTGATTGACCCATTTACGGGGTTAGATAGGCAAATGGACTTTCAAAGTAATTATAATTTCTTAAACACTTGTCGTGATTTCTGCAATAAATACGGAGTTACGATATACATAAACACTCATCCAAATAGCGAAAGCGGTAGAAGTGGAAACGTATACCAAGAAGGCGAATACAAAGGGCATTTAAAAGCACCTATGAAAGACCATATCGAAGGGGGTAAGGCTTTTAGCAACCGATGCGATGACTTGTTTGTAATTCACCGATTAGTAAAACACGAATTAATGAAATACGTCACTTGGGTAAACGTAGAAAAAGTTAAAGATATGGACACTGGAGGTAAGCATACTGCATTAAACGACCCTATTATGTTTGACTTTAATTCGGGATTAGGGTTTACAGTAAACGGAGTAGACCCTTTAAAATCAGTTAGACCTAAGCCACAAGTTCTTGTACAAACACGAATAGAAACAAACGAAATATTAACCACTTCTGAAAAGTTACGTAGATTAGCAGAAGATACACCTTTTTAATTATGAAAACAGTAAACTCATTAAGTGGGGGTAAGACTTCAAGTTATATAGCGGTTCATTACCCTGCTGATTACAATGTTTTTGCACTTGTAAGAACAAACGACACTAAATGTATTTTCCCAGATGCTAAAATAAGACAAATTGTAAGCGACAAAATAGGAACTGAATTTATAGGTACACTTGAAGAAGACGCTATAATTTACACGATGTTAGATTTAGAGCAGTTTATAGGTAAAAAAATAACGTGGCTAAGTAAAACTACATTTGAAGAAGTTATAGAAAGCTATAAAATGGCTAACGGAACTAATTACTTACCTAATCAAATGACAAGGTACTGCACTACTGATATGAAAGTTAAACCTATTGCTCAATGGTGCTACGAAAACACGGAACTACCAATAGAAATGAGAATAGGGTTTAGGGCAAATGAAATGAGTAGAGCCAAAACAATGATTGAAAGGTCAGTAAATGGAATAGAAAATTTTAAATTTAAGGTTGGAGAAAAGAATGGTCGTAACAAATGGAGTGAACTACCGTATAGAAACGTAACTTTTCCACTAATAAAAGACGGAATATTTAAAGACACTATCGAAAACTATTGGAAGGATAAGCCTGTTAGATTTGCATACAAAAATAATTGCGTAGGTTGTTTTCACAGAAGCGAAATATTCTTAAAACACATAAGCACTAAAAGCGAAAATAAGTTTGATTGGTTTATGCGTATGGAACAAAAAAACGGATGTACATTTAAAAGCGGGGTAACTTACGAAAAAATTAAAAACCACAAATTACAATTAGAATTATTTGACGAAGATTTCAAAGACTGCGACAGCGGTTACTGCGGATTATAAAAACACGAAACTATGGAAGATTTAATACTACTAAAAACAAGTGTTCAAATAGGAGCATTACACGCTAAGATAAGCCTATCATTAGACGAAATAAAACAAAACCACCCTAATAGAAAAGACTTAATAGATTCTATGTCACAAAGTTTAAAAGACGTTAAAGAGATACATCGTGTTTTTATAGACTTAGAAAACGAATACCGAATAGCTAACAAAAGTTTATTTAGGTTAGAACTTATAAACCTTGATTTAAAAAGTCAGGTTATAGACTTAAAAAAGCAAATTAATTTTAAAGATATAGACTTATAAAATGCGCTGCCGTAACTGCAAAGAGAAGTTTGAACCTGTGCGCTTTAACCAAAAGCACTGTTTAAAAGACGAGTGTATTCGTGTTTTCGTAGAAGAAGCTAAAGCAAAAGCGTGGAAAAAGACGAAGGCTAAAATGAAAACCGATTTAATGACACTACAAGACTACATTAAATTAGCACAAATAACTTTTAATAAATACATAAGACTAAGGGACAAAGGCAACGTATGTATAAGCTGCCAAAAAACGCCAAAGA